CATCACACCCGATGATCATTTCAAGGAGGGTGTAGAATACAGCAAAGAAGAACTAGAAGACGTATTTCAAAAAGATTTAAAAAGAGCCATGGATGATGCGGATGATTTGATTAATAATTGTCCTTCTGGCAAGAAAGCAGAGATTGCTGAGAAAGCCAGGGAAGTCATTATAGAAATGGTATATCAGCTTGGAAAAACAGGGGTTTCCAAGTTCAAAAATATGTGGTCCGCCCTGCAAGAAAGTCCACCTAATTATTTTGAGGCTCATGTCCAGATGCTCGACTCGCGCTGGTATAAACAGACCCCCAATAGATGCGGTGAACTTTCAGAGACAATGAAGTCATGCTCCTAGAGAATTTATTCACACATTTTAAAAAAGAACTTAAGGCTAGACAAGAACAAGTAAAAGACGCTATAACAACAGGTGTAAAAGATTGGGAAGAGTATAGATACTTAACCGGGAAATTACACGCTTTGCAAGAAGCGGAACAGGAACTCACGGACCTGCTCAAAAAACAGGAGCTAGATGATGAATAAACTATTAGTACCCCAACACGTTTTGGATACAAAACGAAAAGTGAGGGAGAAAAAAGAAGTAGAAAAAATTCCACAGCCAACAGGCTTTCGCATTGTTATTTTACCCTTAACTCTTAAATCAAAAACAGATGCGGGATTGCATCTAACGGATGAAACAATCGAGCAGGCTCAAGTTACAACAAACATATGTAAAGTTTTAAAAGTAGGATCAGATGCCTACAAGGACAAAGAACGGTTTCCAAACGGCCCTTGGTGTAAAGAGGGTGATTGGATTATCATCGCCAAGTACGCAGGTTCGCGTATTTCAATTGAAGGCGGTGAATTACGGATAATCAATGATGATGAAATACTGGCAACCATTGATCATCCGCGAGATATATTGCCAGCAACCTTAATATAACGTGGAGAAGACCATGCAAGAAAAAGTAACAACAATAAAATCAGAAGATGAAAAGATGATACCATTGGATACATCAGGAAATTCTGTCGATGTTGAAATAAAGGAAGAAAGTTCTACTCCAGAAAATGAAGTGGAGGTAAAAAGTGATGCAGTTATAACGGAAGTTACGGAAGAAGCTCCCAAAGAGGACAATAAGGAAGAGCTTGAAGAGTATAGTGCAACCGTTAAAAAACGAATTGACAAGCTTACTAAGAAAATGCGTGAAGCGGAGCGACGAGAAGAAGCTGCGATTGCGTATGCAAAAAATGTCCAATCAAAACAAAAAGAATTAGAATCCACTATTCGTAAAAAAGATGATTTGTGGCTTGAACAAAATCAAAAAACAATAGAATCTCAGGAAGAGTTTGCAAAAAGAGCACTTCAGGCCGCTATTCAGGAAGGTGACACGGAAAAGCAGGTAGAGGCGCAGCAAGCAATAGCTAAACTCACCATTGATAAAGAGCGTTTGCAGTATGCAAAAATGCAATCTGAAGAGGATTCAGGAAAAACAGAACATAAATTGGAGGATACTCCTCCCACTCCCCCCAAACGGCAGATAAGTGAAAAGGCTAGATCTTGGGCTGACAAGAATGAATGGTTCAATAATGATCGAGCTATGACCTTTACCGCTATGGAAATTCATAGGGATTTGGTACAAGAAGGATTTGACGTGGAGAGTGATAACTACTATACTGAAATAAATACACGTATACGCAAAGATTTTCCCCATAAATTTTCGGATGGAGGGGATACTAGTAAACCAAAGCAAAAAGTTGCTTCGGCTGTACGAACATCGTCCACTGGACGCCGCACTGTGAGACTCACACCTTCACAAGTAGCGATTTCAAAGAAACTCGGTGTGCCCTTAGAGGAATATGCCAAACACGTGAAGGAGGCGTAAATGAAAACTACTAAGATTAAAAAAACGTCACGCAATACTGAAACCCGCGAGAAGGTTGCTCGTGAAAGAGGATGGGTTCCTCCCTCTAGCTTAGAGGCACCAGATCCGCCAAATGGTTTTCACCATAGGTGGGTAAGGTCTGAATTTCGTGGTCAAAATGATGATAAAAATGTCATTCAAAGACTGCGCTCTGGATATGAATTTGTACGTGCCGATGAGTACCCAGACAGGCCCGATTTAGCCATCATTAGTGGTGGCCAATACGATGGTGTAATAGGATTTGGAGGATTATTATTAATGCGATGTCCAATCGAGGTTAAGGAAGACAGAGACGCTTACTTCCGGCGCCAAACCCAAGATCAGATGACATCTGTTGATCATGATTTGCACAAGGATGAGCATCCCTCAATGCCGATCCACAAGGAAAGGCAAAGTAGAGTAACGTTTGGAGGAGGCAAAAAATCCTAATGGTTAGGGTTGTGTGTCTTCTTCCTACTGTCTTAAAGGAGACATATCATGGCAAATATAGATGCTGCATTTGGGCTACGCCCATACCGCATGGTCGGAGGCAATTATAACAACCAGGGTGTAGGCTCGTATTCTATTCAAACTGCGTCGATCACAGGAGTAGCTAACGCTATTTATTATGGTCAACCAGTTATCCCGTTAAATACGGGAGTGATTAGTTATGCTGGTGCTGCCGCTGGTGGTACTGTTGCTAACCTTGGTGTCTTTATAGGATGTGAATATACTGATCTTACTGGCAAACCTAAATGGTCTAACTACTATCCAGGAACCGCTAGTTTGAAAGCTAACACAGCTTGTAAAGCGTCCATTGTTGACGACCCCTACGCATTGTATACAATTAACTGCAATGCTGCTGCCGCTGATGGTCTTGTTTTCGCAAACGCTGACTTCGCAACTTCAATTACAGGAAGCACCGTCACTGGTGTTTCTTATGGAGAACTTGATGTTAGTACTGCAAATACTACTGCTACACTTAACTTGAGAATACTCGGTTTCGAGGATTCTCCTGGCAACGCGGATGCTACCGTTGCAGGTCGATTAGCGATCGTTAGGTTGAACGTACAAGCTATACCTACCGTACTCAGTGTAGGCTAGAAAAGGAGATTTGACATATGGCTATTAATAGAGCTCAACTTGCCAAAGAACTCGAACCTGGTCTGAACGCACTGTTCGGTATGGAATACGCTCGTTACGATAACGAAGCAGCAGAGATCTTTGAACAAGAATCAAGCGACAGAGCTTTTGAAGAAGAAGTAATGTTAGTCGGATTCGGCCAAGCTGCTGTGAAAGCAGAAGGTGCTGGTGTCGGTTTTGACACTGCACAAGAATCTTTCACCGCAAGATACACTCACGAAACTATTGCATTAGCATTTAGTTTAACTGAGGAAGCCGTTGAAGATAACTTATACGACACTTTATCAGCTCGATATACAAAGTCATTGGCTAGGTCAATGGCATATACTAAACAAGTTAAGGGCGCGAATATTTTGAACAATGCGTTCTCAACTGCTGGAGGAGATGGGGTTTCACTTGTAAATTCTACTCACCCAACAGCATTGGGAGGCAACTGGTCAAATGTAAGTTCAACTAATGCCGACCTTAACGAAACCTCATTAGAACAGGCAATGATTGACATTGCTGGGTTTATTGATGAACGAGGCTTAAAAGTCGCGATGAAGGCAAGAAAAATGATTATTCCTGTCAACACGCAATTTGTGGCCGATCGTCTTCTAAATTCCACTCTTAGAGTTGGAACGGCGGATAACGATATTAATGCAATCAAAAATATGGGCATGTTACCTGGTGGTTACACTGTTAATCACTATTTAACTGACATTGATGCATGGTTCCTTAAAACCGATTGTCCTAATGGATTCAAACACTTCACTAGAGCTGCCCTTGCCACTGGCATGGAAGGCGATTTTGATACAGGAAATATGAGATACAAAGCACGTGAGAGATACAGCTTTGGATGGTCAGATCCTAGATGTGTATACGGATCAGAAGGTTCATAATTTAACTGGATCCTCCCAAGCAAAAAGGCGGTTGCAAGACCGCCTTTTTTGTTTTACAATACAATTACCTAGTATTTTAATTTAGTTATGCAGACGCGCTAGGAGACAGTATAGAGACTGCATAGCGAAGGTCTATATAACCAAGGAGGTTTACAATGGGCACAACAACTTTTTCAGGCCCAATTAAAGCGGGTACTATTTATAATACAACTGGAACAACAATAGGAACTGATGTTACTAATATTGGTCAAGTGCTAATGGCACAATCTGTTGTTTTAGACATCATTGGAGCGGATGCGTTAAATCAACGTGTAGCAATTGTTCCAGCAAATTCACAAATTGTAGATGTAATTTTAAACGTTACAACTGTGAATAATGATAGTGGAACAGCAACCGTATCTATTGGTGATAGTACAGATGATAATGCATTTATTAGTTTAGTAAATGTTAAAGCATTGGCAACTACACACGGTACTTTAGATACTGAAGCAACTGATGTTGGAACTACTGATATGGAAGTATTTGCAGATTTCGTAGCAGGAACTGAAGACGGCACTACAGGAGCCGCAACAGCAACTGTTCTATATATGCAAAATAACAACTTAAGCTAATTTAATCTGAGTGGGGTGTAATGCCCCACTCGTTTTATAGGAGAAAATATGTACGGAACAAAAAGTAAAACATTGACTGGCAGCGGAGCAGTAACAACTAAGGTTACTCAAGCAGCAAGTGGAAGCAGTCCTGAAAAGATATATGCCGCGCCTGCGCGCGTGACATCAATTCAGGCTGTATGTTCAGGAAGTGCTGGTTCTATTATTTTAAAAGATAATGGTACTTCAGGAACAGCATTAACAGAAATAGCTACACCAGGATCGGCTACGGCAACTGTAAGTGTGGATTTTGCTGATATGGGATTAAGATTTCCCACTGACTGCTTTGCTACACTAAGTAATGTTACATCAATTACTGTTCTATACGCCTAGGGGCGTATTGTTCAGTTTAGCTATTATTTCAGCCATGAATATCATGGGCTGCAGTATATATG